TCCCTAGTCTCTACCCTACCGTAGGGGGTGGGGGTCTAGTGTCGGGCGCAAAACGCAGACCCAGGGTTGGAGATTTGCGGAGTCTAGTAGTGTATGTACCCTTTCTAAATATCTGCACTAAACTGAGTTGGGTAGTTTGTCCTATTTTACATACAGTTATTAGTGATTTATACCACATAAACGCGAAATGGGCTATTTTTCGCGCCTTATATATAGTAGGGGAGTGAAACGGACCACCCGTAGTTTCACTCTAGGAGGGGTCGCTTCGTTCGACCACTCCGCTCCCCACAATCCGCGCCATAGGCGCGGTGGTTATTGGAGAGCGCGTCCTGCTACCAGCGCTCTCTATATAGGGAGTTCGGTTGGTTTACAGCGGGTGAATACTGTCTTTTTTCAAAAGGAACCCAATGTCTAACTCCGTACCCAATCCGAGACAAAAACAAGAATCGGAAAAGGCTAAGAAGGTTATCCTCTCTGCTATCGCAGAAGGACTGACTGTAGAACAGGCCTGTCAAGTAGCAGGTAGAAGTCTTAGGTCTTATGAGTACTATAGACGTACCGACCCTACTTTCAAGTCTCTGGCGGATAGAACGCGGCTAGGTGCTTTAGAGAAGAACTTCGCAGAAGAGACAGCCAAGGAATTAGACTTTGTTACCTGGCGTAAGAAGTATCTCCACCAAGAGACCTTCGGTCATCAGAAGAATCTGATAGATGTTATAGAAGGCAGGGAACCTGGTTGGTTCCATCCGGCGATGAAGTACGAAAAAGGTCTAGCGGAAAACCGAATCCTTATCAACATCCCGCCCAACCACGCCAAGTCCATTACGGTCACGGTTGACTATGCCACATACAAAATCGTCAACAATCCGAACTTTAGAATTTTGATAGTCTCCCAGACCCAGCGTCTGGCAGCAGACTTCCTATACGCTATCAAGCAGCGTCTTACTCATCCAATGTATGAAGAACTTCAGCAGGCCTATGCCGCAGGTATTGGTTTTAATACTAAGACCGCTTCCTGGCAACAGACCAGAGTTACCTTTGGTGAGGAACTTAGAGAGTCATCTGAGAAAGACCCGAACCTAGAAGCCGTAGGTATCGGCGGTCAGATTTACGGTAAACGTGCAGATATGATTATCATAGATGACGCAGTTACCTTAAGTAACGCCAATGACTTTGAAAAGCAAATCAAGTGGCTACAGCAGGACGTTAGGTCCCGTCTAAACCCTACCGGTAAACTTATTGTAGTAGGTACGCGAGTTGCCTCAGTAGATTTATATAAAGAACTTAGAAACCCAGACCGCTACCCTGGTGGCGTAGTTCCCTGGACATACCTGGCAATGCCAGCATTGCTAGAAACTCACGAAGACCCAGAGAAGTGGGTTACACTCTGGCCCTATTCCGACCAACCGTTCGATGGGCAGACTGATGAGCATAAAACAGAAGAAGGATTATATCCGCGCTGGAATGGTAAACATCTATTTGCGGAACGCCAAGCGATGGATGCTTCAACCTGGGCGCTTATCTATCAGCAGCAAGATATTTCAGATGACGCCATCTTTGACCCGATATGCGTCAAAGGTAGCATCGACGGAATGCGCAAGGCGGGTCGCCTCAATCCAGGGTCCCCTGGACATCCTCGTGACCTTAACGGCTTTTCTTTTATCTGTGGCCTCGACCCAGCAATGGTCGGTGATACTGCCGCTGTCTGTTACGCTGTTGACCGCGTTAGTCATAAGAGATATATCGTGGACGCTATCAAAATTACGCGTCCAACGCCTGCTCAGATACGACAACTCATCACTGATTGGACCAACGTATACGCACCTTCCGAATGGATTGTAGAGCGTAACGCGTTCCAGTCGTTCTTGACGCAGGATGAAGGTATCCGTCAATTTTTAGCATCACGCGGTGTAGTGTTAAAAGAACACCATACTGGTAATAACAAGTGGGATTCTGGTTTCGGTGTTGCTTCTATGTCTACCTTGTTTGGTACAAAGCAACAAGACGGAAAGCACCATAGAGATAATCTAATTCATCTACCGTCAGACCAGACGGAGAATATAAAGAGTTTGATTGAGCAGTTGATTACCTGGTCACCAACAACTAAAGGTAAGACCGATATGGTAATGGCTCTCTGGTTCTGTGAAATCAGAGCGCGAGAAATGCTCAACGTGGGTATCAATCAGAAGACCCATATGTCTAACCCCTTCCTCAATCACAATGAGAGAAGGCGACAGGTCGTAGTCAATATTGACCAATTACTGCAGGACAAAGAACGCCAGTTCATTTAGGAGAGGCTAAGTGTTATCTGTCAAAGATGTCGTCGCTAAAGTCGACAGACTAAAGACTAAGTACGCGCCACGCGACCAACGTATGCGCAGCGTGCTATCGGTACGCCAGGGAGACATCTCAAAGGTTTACCCTGCTATGTTCACCGAGGAGTATCCAAAGCCTCTAGTAGCAAACTTCATTGATGTTGCAGCACGCGACTTAGCAGAAGCGATGGCTCCTCTACCATCGTTTGAATGCTCGGCTACAAATATGGTTTCTGACTCTGCTCGCAAAGCAGCAGATACTAGAACCCGTATAGCAAACTTCTATGTAGCAGGTTCTGACTTACAGATTCAGATGTATACCGGTGCTGACTGGTTCAACACCTACGGTATGCTTCCAGCAATCGTTGAGATGGATTATGCAAATAACAATCCACGTATCCGCCTTCTAAATCCGTTCGGTGTTTATCCTGAGATTGATAGATTCGGACGTACAGTATCTTTGACTCAGGTAGTAAATAGCGATGCTGAATCTTTGGCATCTCAATACCCTGAGTTCTATAACGAGATTCTTGGTAAGAACAATGTTGGTTACCCAACACAGAAGATGCCAAGCAATACTCCATACTTGACTTTGGTTCGTTACCACGACAAAGACCAAGATTTAATTTTTATCCCAGAGCGCAATAACCTAGTTCTATCACAGACTCCTAACCCACTTGGTAAATGTCTGGCTGCAGTTGCAGTTCGTTCATCTATTGATGGCGAAGCACGCGGTCAGTTCGACGATGTTCTGGCGGTACAACTGGCTCGTGCTCGCTTTGCAGTTTTGCAAATACAAGCAGCAGAAAAGTCAATCCAGGCACCTATTGCGATTCCGCAAGATGTGCAAGAACTGGCCCTTGGTCCAGATTCAATTATGCGTTCTGCTAACCCTCAAGCGATTCGCCGTGTACCGCTAGAACTTCCTCCTGGAGTTTTTGCTGAGTCCGGTGTATTAGAACGCGAACTTCGTATGGGTGCTCGTTATCCAGAAGTACGCTCAGGTAATCTTGATGCTTCTGTTGTAACTGGTCGTGGCGTACAAGCGCTACAGGCTGGATTTGATACTCAGATTCGTTCGGCTCAAGCACAGTTTGCTCGTTTGTTTACAGAACTTGTAGCACTTTGCTTTGAGGTAGACGAGAAAATCTTTGGCAATATGACCAAGGAAATCCGTGGCTCTGAAGATGGTACTCCATTCTCAATGAAGTATGTTCCTTCAAAGGCTATTGGTGGCGAGTACGGTGTAGATGTTCGTTACGGAATTATGTCCGGTATGGACCCGAACCGTGCAATCATTGCTTTACTACAAATGCGTTCCGACAAACTTGTATCACGCGACTATGTACGCCGTGAGATACCGATGGAGTTAAATGTCACCCAAGAAGAACAACGTGTGGACATTGAAGAGATGCGTGATTCTCTTCGTGTTGCTATGGCTCAGTATGCTCAGGCTATCCCCGCGCTTGCGGCACAAGGTCAAGACCCTGGTCAAATTGTTACCCGAATCGCGGAAGTCATCAAAGGTCGTCAAAAAGGCAAAGCCATCGAAACAATAATCGATGAAGTATTTAAGCCAGAAGAACAACCACAAGTCCCAGCAGAAATGATGGGCGCACAAGTTCCAGCAGCAGGAATGGCCCCAGTTCCTGCCTCGCAGCCAACTCCAGAAATGATGACTGGTGCGGCCCCTGCTGCTGGCGCTCGTCCAGATATAGCAAGTTTGCTCGCGCAAATCGCAGGTTGAGCATAGCCGAAGGAGGTGCTAAATGAAAAAAGGTGGACGTGCTGCTGCTCCAATGCAGAAGCCAACAGAAGGTAAGAAAGATACTTCAAAGCCAAAAGGCGGAAAAGTAGATTTCGGATATGCCCCTGCCGGACGTAAGGGCAAGAAGGCCTAAGTAGTTCCTATTGAAAGGATAGAGCGTTGAGTAAACATAAAGATGATATTCCGCGCTCTATCCAATTATCAGATTTTATTTTAATATTCACTGGATTTTTTCATAACTTAGTATCAGCGCTACATACGCTTACAGATGAACTTTTAGAATTAGCAACATATAACGCAATTAGAGATAACCACGTCAAAAAGGTGTGGCAAGACTTTACAGAAGATTTAGAGAAGATGGAGGACGGAAATGGCTAGAGGCCCATTAGCAGGAGCAGCAGGTCCTGGTAAGTTCTCCGTTAGAACAGATGGAATGTCATTACCTTCAGCAGCATATGGCGAAGGTGTACAAACACAGGCTATTCAACAAGGCGCTCCGCTTGCAAAAACACCAAGCGTAAATCCAATGTCTCGTTCCGAGCAAGGTATTGCTCCGAGCCAACTAGAGCGTATCACTCCACTTTACGCACCAACTCAACGACCAGATGAACCAATCACTGCAGGTGTTGCAGTAGGACCAGGACCTGGACCAGAAATCCTTGGTATGAACGCAGCGCGTCCAGCAGAGTCACTATCTAATATTCTTTCACAAATGCTTCCGTATGATACCAACGGCGAGATTGCCGCATTGTACGAGCAGGCTGTTTCTAGAGGTTTGTAATGTCACAGAACCTTGACAAAGGTAATATCTATCAGGCAGCCAAACGTGCTAATCTAAAGCCAGCACAGATGAATCAAATAAATTCTCTGTCGGATATGTATACACAGCACGTTCGTCTAAACAATCTACCAACAGATGTTGCTGCTGCACAGTTTTCACAACTACCTTTAGACCAACAACAAAAGCAAGCAGCATTCTTTGGTGGCGTTGATGATGCCGACCCAAAGCGTGGCATTATTGGTCAGGCTGCTTATATAATTTCTCGTCCAGTTGTTGAACCAATCAAGGCAGTATTCAAGGCTGCTAACTGGGCATCAGACCAAGTAACTCGTGCATATAGAACTGGTGCTATTGCAGTAGCAGAAGATATGGATTTAGCATCTGCTTGGCGTAGAAGCGGTGCCAACGGTGAGATGGTCTTTAATCCAGACCGTATCCAAAAGGCTAAAGCACAATACGGAAACGATAGAGTTTATATTGCACAGCAGATTGCTGCTGGTATTCCATTAGACCAGATTATCCGTACTGCTCAGAATGAAAGTCAAAAGCAGATTGCAGCAACTGCAGCACAAGGTGGAGACCCACTACTTGATGAAGCAATAGCAAAAGTAAATGCTGCCAAGTATTCTCCAGGTCGTCAATTAGCAAATGCTTTCTTACCAGAAGACCTAGAAGGTTCTAGCGGAATCTATTCTTGGCTATCAGGTGCTGGAGATGCTGCTACTCGTATATTTGCAGACCCAACACTATTACTGGGTAAGGCTGCTAAGTTCTATAAGGCTACCAATTATGCACTCAAGGTTACTGTAGGTGACTCAGGCAAAGTAGCAAATGCTTTCAATAAGCCAGGAATTGCTAGATTTTGGGATGACTTTACAAAAAATACTGTAGCACTACGCGATGCTCGTGTAGCAGGAGATGATGCTGGCGTTGCATTAGCAACAACTAACCTAAGAAGACTAAATCCATCCTTCGTTGATAACGGAGTTGATACAGAACTTATCAAGTTCGCTGATTCTGACTTCAAAGGTAAACTAGATTTAGATACAACCAAGGCTTTTCTTTCAAACTCAGAAAGAATTGAGGCTATTTTTTACGGACAACCTGGTTTCCAGACTAAGGTTATGCCTACCTTGTCAGCATTCCGTCGTAAACGTCTAGATTTTTACCAAAAGATAGATAGAACTTTCAATCTAAATGACGATTCTGCAGGGTTCTTACGTAACATCGTATTCGATGAGGCTGATTACCGTGGAATTTCAGGGTTAGAAGCAGCAAGAGAGTCTCTAGTCGGACGCGCTGGTGAGTCTGCTGTTGAGGCTGGTGCTAGAACTGCAGCAAGAATCCAGGAAAAAGGTCCACAGGCTTTTAAGAAGTTCTCACTTGCTGACATAAACCGTCGTCTTGACAACTTTGGTCGCAAGTTTGCAATTATGCCTGATATGCAATATCTAGGCGACTTTGCAAATGAGAAGTCTGTACGTGCTTTTGAGAACTATGCAAGAATTACATACGGCAGATATGGGTCTCGTGTATTAGCGGATGTATATAAGACCAGCAACATTGCTCAACGCCGTGAAATGTTCATTGGTTTACAGTCTGCAGTAGGTGAACTACGTGGATTACGCGGTACCGAAGGTGGACGTAGACTTCTAGATACTCTAGGCAGTCTAGGTCGAGATGCTATCTACTCAAACAGAGTATTCGATGAGAAAGATTTAACCGGTGCAGGTTATCTTCCATCAAAGATGCCTAATGGTTTTGATTCCGCTTTGTATGTCTATCAATTAAATGACCGCTTGTCATTTATTACACCTGAAATGCTTGATAAGTTTGCAGCCCGTGATGGTTTCTTAGCAAGCCTATGGGGTAAGCAGTACACAGATTTAGCAGATACTGCAATATCTACCTTCGTAACAGGTACGCTTGCAGGTCCAAGATTCCCAATACGTAATGCTATCGAAGATTACATCTTCTCACTAGCAAATGGTCGTGGTGCTCTACGTTCTGTGGGTGACTTAGTTCGTGCTCGTCGTTTGGCTACAGGTATCCGCACTACATCTAAAGAACTAGAACTAGGTATGGTAAATCGTTTAGCAAAGGCTGACGATAAGGCTAAGTTCGTATCTAAGTTTGATGATATTGATAATGGTATCAAGCAAGTAGTTGCAGATGATGGAACTATCACAAAAGTACCAGGTGTATATGTAACTGCAGCCGAAAAGGAAGAAGCGAAGCGTCGCGCTTTGGCTGAGATTCTACTTCGTGATAAGTTTGATGATGCACAGGTAGGGAAGTTTGGTTCTGCATTTGACCAATACTCTTATGAATTTGCTATGTATGGTGATTATGAAAACCTACTCAAAGGCGCATCTGAAGGTGCATATAATCTAAATACAGGTAATGACATCTACTCTCGTGTATCTAAGGTATCCCGTAAAAAGGGTAAGGTTGTTGACTTTAAGTTTGACGATGTTGAATATAAGAGACAATATGGCTCACCTGTAACCCTAAGTCCTCTAGACCAAGAAGGTAAAGTCGGTTGGGCATTCCAGATTACTGGAAGATTGAACGACGAAATTGGTCAAAGAGCAGCACTTGCTATGGCTAAGTATGGCGATGATGAAGCAAAGATTATCGATGATATTGCTGAGTTCCTAGATAGCAGTGGATTTGCTCCACTAAAGAATCGCTTTGACCGTTACATAATAGACTCCACATCTGATGCTAGAACTCACGCAGCAGCCGTATATGCTGATATGAAGTCTATCTTTGCTAAATCAGATGGCACTTTGAATAGAGACTTCTTCAATAAATTTATTATCAAAGCCCAAAACGGCGACAATATGGTAAGCACTAAAGACTTCAATGTCAGTTGGTTACCTTCTAAAGTAGAAGATATGCCTAAGTCTATTGTTGGTTATAGATTCACACCAGCAATGCAATCGGGTAATATCGTCGCTGACCTAAATACCCGTCTATGGGACTGGCTCGGTGATGCTAACGCTCGTTTCTCACGCGACCAGTTGGTACTAGATGCAGCATTTGACATCCGAAAAGACCTACAACCTTATCTAGATGACCTAGCAAAGAAGGTTGGTAAAGACGAGGCTACTCGCAGAGTTGTTCAGATGTCACAAGAAATGGCTATTGAACGAGTCTTAGCATTCGTAGATAACCCAGCGATTCGTACTCAGATGGCTTGGTCAATGCGTAACTTTGCTCGTTTCTATCGTGCAACTGAAGATGCTTACCGTCGTCTTGGTAGAACTGTTAGATACAACCCAACTTCTTTACAGAAGATTGCGTTGACTTATGAAGGTGTAACTCATTCTGGATTCGTACAAAGAGATGACCAGGGTGAACCATACTTCATCTATCCAGGATTGGCTCCAGTATATGGAGCAATCAATAAGGCTCTTAGTGTATTTGGTCTTGGTGAAAAGTTTGTTGCACCAATGCCATTGCAGTTTGGTTCATCTATCAAGATGCTTACTCCATCTGCAAATCCTGAGTCTTGGTTACCTACATTCTCTGGCCCATTAGCAGGTCTATCTCTAAAGACCATCTATGGAATAGCAGGATTTGCTGAAGAATCTACAATTCCATTCCTATCTCGTGTAGGTAAAGAGATTGCTTTAACTGAGCAATACACTCTAGGCTCTATTGGAGAAAGCCAGTCTTTCTTCCAAGCAGCGCTACCTGGTCACGTAAATCGTTTGCTTTCAGTTCTTGATAAAGATGAACGCGATAGCCAATACGCTTCAGCATTCCGTAAGGCTGTTACATACCTAGAGGCTGGTGGACATACTCCATCTGCAGATGCAACTCCAGGTGAATTAGCAACCTATCAAAAGCGTCTCAAGTCAACCATCAATGGTATTTTGATGACTCGCTTTGCTCTTGGCTTTATTTCGCCAGCATCACCAACAACAATGCTCAAGAGCGATATGGCTGACTGGGTTCGTGAAAACGGAAGAACAAATTTCAAGCAAGTATTCTCTAAGTTGATTGAACAGTATCAAGATACTGACAATCCTGTAGGTAATGCTATGGCTGATTGGGTTAAGTTATTCCCAGACCAAGTTCCATATATCATCAATGAATCTGACCCTGTAGTTCAGGCTCGATTCAAGACCAGTAATGCTGCTGCTAACTGGGTTGATGATAATAAGAGTTTGATTTCTCAATATCCAGAAGGTGCTTCGTTCTTGATTCCACAGTCAGGAACATTTACTTGGGAATCCTATGAGTTCCTCAAGGATAACGGATACCGTGAGACTAAATTAGTTGGCGACTTCTTGAAAGAAACCTTTGTAGCCAAGTCAAAGCAGTGGTACTACACACAGCGTGACAAATACGAGAAGGCTCTTGAGCAGGCTCCATCTGATTACGAACGTAAGCGTTTGAATGAGTCTTGGAGAAAATGGTCAAGTGAGTTTACAAAGACTCGTCCATTACTTGCAGAAGAGTTTGCTAACTCAGCAGCCAATAACGTAAAGCGTCGGGCATCTTATGAAGACCTAAAGAGAATGCTCAATGAAACAAATATCTCATCACCTGCTGCTAACAAGATGCGTCAGATGATTCAGATATACGAGAATTACAAGGTCCAAAAGGACACTGTATATAACTCAAACAGCGAGAGCGATATAAAAGCAAGAGACATCCTCCGCGAAAGCACATTGTCACAACTTCAAGACATCGCAGCAACAGATGCAAATGCTGCTGGTGCCTATGAAGTTCTATTCAGTAACTTCTTGAGAGAAGGGTAAGATGGCAGAACTTCCAGGGTTTGACCCAAATGCTGTTACTAGCAGTGGGCTAATAACATCATCGACAGCAATCTCAACAGGTTACGACCCTGCTGCTGGTGGAATTCAACGTGGCTCACGTCAAACATCTGCTACTAGAGCAGAGTTGATGCAGCAGTACAACAGAATGACACCTGATTTTCGTAAGGCTCTTGCTCAGAAACTCAAAGATGCTGGGTTTAGCGTTCCCGTAACTGGCGCTTATAGCGCTGCCGTTAGAGATGCGTTCTTATCTGCAACTGAGAATCTATCTCAAGAAATTGCTAACCTTGCACAGAATGACCCAGAGCGTCTAAAGGAAGTAGATTACGATTTAGATACCTACTTAGGTGAACTAAGTGCAACTGGCGGAGGCGGTCCAAAACAATACGCAAGCGTACTCAGCCGTGGCGATGTAGCAGCATTGTTGAATGATGTCAAGCAAAACCTAACTGGTTATGGTGCCACTAAAGATGAGATTGATTTCTACTACAATAAGTTACGTTCTAAGGCTCTCAGCCAACCTACAACCGTATCTGGGGCGGGCGCTACACAAGTAACAGAACAAGGGTTTAATCCTCGTCAATTCTTAATTGAAAAAATATCTAAGTCGGATGCTGCAAAGGAGCGCAGAGTGCTTGATGCTTATGACGCCTTTGCTCAAGCGTTTGGGATAAATCTATAATGAGTATAAAAAAAGTACAAGAGGCGGTACGACAAGCGCAGATTGAAGCCGAAAATCAGGCAAGGACACAGATTGAGGCTGAAAGGGAAAAAAAGTCTACTCAGGCTGAAGGTTCTCTTGATAAAAAGAAACAAGATGCTCAACGTCAGATTGATGAAAAGCAAGTTCTTTATCGTATGTACATCACTCAGTTGGCAACTGGAAAAGCCAAGGGTAAAACATTAGATGCTGCTGCTAGAAAAAGAATTGAAGATGCTGCTTCTAAGTTATCAGATGACATAGATAGACTGCAAGTAGTAATCAATCCTCCAAAACCTGAGCCAGAAAAGAAGGTTGGTTCTCTTTCAGAAAGACAACTTCCATTTGGCGGCACATCTGTAGGTAAAGTAACTGGTCCTATTACTGGCGGAATGGATACTACTCCTGCTATCTCTACTGCTGCTACTGGCATAACAGATAAAACTAAGAAAACCAAAAAGACAACTGGAATTACAACGCCAGCAGCCGCTCAAGTTGAAGAACCAGCAAAAGAGAAAAAACTTACTCGTGAAGAGATACTTTCTAAGTATCCAATTATTGATGCTCTCTTTGAACAAGACCCAGAATTAGAGGCTCTGCTTAATAAGTATGTAGACCCTAAGTCTAAGATGACTCTAAAGCAGTTCAAAGATGAGTTATCACAGGCTAAGTTTAATTTTAAGTATGCAGATGTAATCAAAACCCGTATGGCTAATAAAGCAGTTTATGACCGCCTAGGTGTAGACGCTAAAGGTGATACACAATATGAGCGAGACATTGCAGGTATTGCTGCAAACCTTGAATCAAATGCCATTGCCCTTGGCGCAACTCTAACTCAAGAAGAACTAAACCGAGTCGCAACTAACATTTACTTGGCTGGTACAGAAGCAAGACCTTTAGTTATTGAAAGAGCCTTGACTCCTTACATCAAGGTAGGTGTTGACCCGATTACAGGAAGACCTACTGTCGGTGGTCAGGCTGGGGCTAACTATCAAACACTTTTAGCATCCGCTGCTGCTAATGGCATTAGTGAAACCTTACTACCAAAAGTTCTTGGAGTTACCAGTTCTGCTGACGTACTTCGTAAGTTGGCTGAGGGTGGCTCAATCAGAGATTACGAACAAAGGTTCCGCGACTACGCTATGAATGGTCGCTCTGACTATGTAAAAAATTTACTTGCTCAAGGCGTTAACTTTGACACAATCGTTTCGCCATACAGAAATGTAATGGCTGATACATTGGAGATTGCAAACCCAGAACAAATCAAGATAGATGACCCAACCTTGATGATGGCTTTTGGTGATAAAGAAATGACACTATACGATTTCCAGCGAGCACTTCGTAAAGACTCTCGTTGGCAATATACAGATAAGGCTCGCCAAGAAGTATCTACGGCAGCACTACAAGTACTTCGTGACTTTGGATTCCAGGGGTAATAATGGCCGATAAAGTGATACTAAATCAAGCGGCAATCGATGCTGCCATTGCATATAATGCTGGGTTAGCACAAAGACAAGGTGTTGCTGCTCAAACTAAGGCAAGTTTAGAACCTCAAATAGCAGGAGCAAGAGAGTACATCGCTTATGTGCCTAGGGCAGAAAAAAATGCCGAAAGACTTTTGGCTGGTGGCCCAGACGTTGTAGAACGCAGGTTCATAAATGAAATTGGAAATGTTCAAAAAAAGGGTGCAGAACTTACATCTACAGTCATTAACCCGTATGAACAAGCCCTTGGCGTTCTAGGTGAACGCCCTATGGCGGTCCCTGCTCCAATTTATGAAGAAGAAGATGACAAAAAAAGAGCAGGAGAATCTGCTTACGCTCTACTGTTAGAGCAATTTAGTCAGTATGGACTTGGTGCTTTAGTGGAGCCTTTGAAAGATTTGATTGTCGAAGGACTATCTCCAGCCGAGTTTACTCTTCGTCTTCGTGATACTGACGCCTATAAGAAGCGCTTTGCTGCTAATGCAGCACGTATAAATAAAGGTCTTCGTGCTTTATCTGAAGCAGAATATATTGGCTTAGAAGACCAGTATCAGAACATTATGCGCAATTATGGTTTACCTGCTTCATACTACACCCGCGGAGATATGGGTCGTCAAGAAGGATTTGAGAAGTTTATCGGTGGAGATGTATCTGCTGCAGAACTTGAAGATAGAATCCAGACTGCACAGAACCGAGTTATCAATGCAGCCCCAGAAGTTGCTGCATCTCTACGCTCATTCTATCCAGACATTACTGATGGAGATATTCTTGCTTACGCTCTTGACCCTGACAAGGCTATAACAGAGATTCGTCGTAAGGTAACCGCTGCTGAAATTGGTGGCGCTGCAACTATGGCAGGACTAAACAGAATAACGCCAGATATGACTCCAGAACAAATTGCAGCGATAAGAGGCAGAGCAGAAGAACTTGGTCGCTATGGAGTTACTGCACAAGCAGCACGTCAAGGATTCCAGACTGTTGCAGAAGTTGCACCTCGTGGTGGACAACTCGCATCATTCTATAAAGAAACTCCATATACACAGACAACTGCAGAACAAGAAGTATTTGGACTTACTGGAGCAACTGAGGCTGCTAGACAGCGCAAGAAGTTGACTCAATTAGAGCAAGCCTCATTCGCTGGTCAAGCCGGCGTTGCAGGTGGCGCTCTAGCCCGCGAAAGAGCGGGTTCATTCTAGGCCTGCTAACAGAACCACCGGCCTGTTAGAGAGACACCAAGACCGGTAGTAGGAGCCATACGGTTTCCCCCAAAACCATATGA